TGGAGAAGATGGTATCTTACACGTTAGCTAATCAGAAAAGCAACGTGCTTTACTTACTTGACTTAGGTGACTACCTAGATGGATTTAATGGTCAAACTACTCGTGGTGGTCATGCACTGCCTCAGAACATGAGCAATCAAAAAGCATTTGATGTAGGGTTCACGTTTAAGACAATGCTAATAACGTACCTAGCTCCATTCTACGATACAATCCACGTGCGTAATATCTGCAACGATAACCACAGTGGCGACTTCTCTTACTTCGTTAATCAGTTCTTTAAGAAGTATATTGAGAGAGACCTAAAGAATGTAAAGGTAACCAATCAGACGCTGTTCATTGATTACGAGATAATTGGTAAGTACTGCTTTGTAACGACACATGGAAAGGATACGCATAACTTAAAGTTTGGTTTCAAGCCTAAGCTTGACCCCGGACAAATCAATAGAATAGTAGGTTATTTAAATACGAACCAACTATTAAACAAAGGCTACGAGATAATCTTTGAGAAGGGTGACAGCCACTTATACCTATTCGACTCATCAAGCTCAGACGTATTTAAGTACTACAACTACCCTGCATTTAGTCCATCTAGCAATTGGGTGGCTATGAACTTTCAACTAGGTAAGAGTGGGTTCGTACACTTTAACTATGGTGAGGATCAGAAGAGTATTAACGAATATTTCTTTAAATAAAAATCATTATACAATAAATTGTATCTTTGTAGAAATTAAATAAAATAAAATGAAAGTAGTAAAAGGAAAACACCACACTGTGGCAGACGTTAAGAAGTTATCACAGGAAGAGTTGGACATGATCCAACAAATGAATTCAGACTTCACTAAGGCTAAGATCTCTTTGGGAGACCTTGAGCTAGAGAAGTATGCGTTGTTACAGAGAATTGAACACTTGAAGATGGCGTTCGCAGAGAATGAAAAGCTCTTGATCGTTAAGTACGGTGAAAACTCTGTCATCAACATTAAGACAGGAGAAGTAACAGAGAAAAACGATTAAACATGAAAATTAGTTCATACGCAGTATTATCAAACCCACAGCTTGGAGATAAGTTAATTGGTACAGATGTTAATAACATGGATGTTACCAAAAACTTTACAATCGAAAGTTTATTTCAACTTGGATCTTCATCAGGGTTATTTGTTCCATATACAGGTGCTCAAAATGATGTTGACTTAGGTTTAAATAGTATTAGAGCAGTTGCACTTATTAAAGACGGTGGTACAGCATCTCAGTTCTTAAAGGCTGACGGTACTATAGATAATAATACGTATTTAACTTCTTCTTCTTTAACAGGTCTTGTTGTGCCATACACAGGAGCTACAACCAATGTAAACTTAGGATCTAATAGTATTACTGCAAATTCAATTATTAAAGTTGGAGGCACATCATCACAATTTTTAAAGGCTGATGGGTCTGTAGATAGCACTCAATACGCTCCTGCACCTACATACAAGGTGCTTACAATTGGTAATATTGCCTATGATGGAACAACACTTTATAGTACATCAGTATTAGAAAATACAATTGGATCTTTTACAGTAGATATGTTTTCTCCAAATCAACTAAGAGTAACATTAGATGATTACGTTCTTGTAGGTATAGATTTAAATTCTTTATATATATCTTCTCAAAATACATCTTTACCAAGTGGAGGAGTTTTTCAAGCTGATTTAGAAGAATCAAATCTTGCTGCAGGTGAAATTTTATTTATGTGTGCGTTATTAGATGGTCTTTCTACAACTACAATTCTTGAAAGAGGAAATCTTGAAATTAGATTATATAACTAATGGAAATTAGAAAGATATCAATTGGTCCTGACTATAAGGGTGGTGCAATGCACTACCTTGTAGGACAGCGTGTATGCGGTGATTCAAATGAGATTCATTTAATCAAGCGTGACGCTATGACTAATTCTATCAAGATCTTTATCATTAACGAAAAGGAGGAAGTGGTACTTTGGAAAGAATTCAACGATACCATTCCCATTGCAATTGAATATAATATAAATTTTTAATGAAATCTCCATTCTACTTTATTGCTAAGCCAATAAAGGGGAAAAGATACGACAATACTAAAGAGATAGGTGGATTAGAGCTTATCATTAGTACATCAGAGGAGGACCATAAGTTCTCCAATCGTTTTGCTGAAGTTGTTGAGACTCCCTTAGGCTATAAAGGTCCTATCACAATTGGTGATACCCTGCTCGTCCACCACAACGTATTCAAGTTCTATAATGACATGAAAGGTCGTCAGAAAAGTAGCAAGAGCTTCTTTCGTGATGATATATTCTTTGTTGATTCCGAGCAGTTCTATATGTACAAGCATGACGATAAGTGGATGGCATACGACAGGTACTGCTTTGTTCGTCCAATCCCTGCGATTGAGACATACATCAAGAAGCCACTAACAGAGGAGCCACTTATGGGGCAGATGGTATACCCAAACGATTACTTAATCAGTCAAGGTGTAAAGCCGGGTGACTACGTTTGCTTTAAACCGGGGACTGAGTACGAGTTTACTGTGGATGGAGAGAAGTTGTACAGGATGTTTGACCATCAAATAACAATTATCTTATGAAAAATACAAAAGAGATAAAGCTTAGGATCATTGAGGCAGGTGAGTTTGCTGTAGAGCAGCTTATTAAGGTAGCCAAGGAACAGATTATTAAGCTAGACTCAGAGGACGACTTAGCTGCAGACAGATTAAAGAACGCTGCTGCTACAAAAAAATTAGCTATATTCGATGCATTCGAGATACTCAGCCGTATTGAGATGGAGAGAGAGAACATTGAGATCATGGAGCATGGTCCTTCAAAGATAGATACAAAACAAGGGTTTGCAGAACGTAGAGCAGGAAAATAAACTATACCGAGTTGTAGAGAACCACGTTCCCTCTAAGGTAATGAGTCGCAAGAATGGCGGCAGGACTTGGGTATACGGGTATAATGCTGACTACGACATGGTTGTCATATCTAAGACAGGACAGGTTGGACAGGTTATAAATATATCAGGACTAAATATCGGTCTACCACTTGCACCAAAAGATTGTATTCAGAGAAGCACGACATCAGTCGATCAGTATTGGGAGAGAACAGACCTACCAAAGGAGCTAAGCAGGATACAGTCTATATTTCATTGGAATGAGATGCCATCTGAGTTTAAGAATAGATGGGTAGACTATATTGAGAGAGAGTTTGATTATAGAGATCAAGGTTGTTGGTTTATGAATAAGGGAATCCCAACATACATTACAGGCTCACACTATATGTATCTTCAGTGGTCGAGTATTGATGTTGGGTACCCTGATTACCGAGAGGCGAATAGAATATTCTTTATATTTTGGGAGGCCTGTAGAGCTGACAATAGAAGCTTTGGAATGGTCTACTTAAAGATTAGACGTTCCGGGTTCTCTTATATGTCATCGTCTGAGTGTGTCAACATAGGAACACTTGCAAAGGATGCAAGGGTTGGTATCCTATCTAAGACAGGATCCGATGCTAAGAAGATGTTTACCGACAAGGTAGTACCAATCAACAGCAGACTTCCTTTCTTTTTCAAGCCAATAATGGACGGTATGGATAAGCCTAAGACAGAGCTTGCGTATCGTATCCCGGCATCAAAGATTACAAAGAAGAATATGCACGAGCTTGATGACAACGAGATTCAAGGCTTGGATACAACGATAGATTGGAAGAACACAGAAGAGAACTCATACGATGGTGAGAAGCTATTGTTCTTGGCACATGATGAGAGTGCTAAGTGGGTAAAGCCAAATAACATCCTAAACAATTGGCGTGTAACTAAGACGTGTCTACGTTTGGGTTCTAAGATTATTGGTAAGTGTATGATGGGGTCTACCTCAAACGCACTAAGCAAGGGTGGGGACAACTACAAAAGACTTTACGAGGACTCGCGCGTAGGTACACGTAACGCAAATGGTCAGACCAAGTCAGGACTCTACTCATTGTTCATTCCTATGGAGTGGAACATGGAGGGATTCATTGATAGGTATGGTATGCCTGTATTACGTAGACCACTAGATAAGATAAAAGGTGTAGATGGGCAGTGGATAACTAATGGTGCTATTGACTATTGGGAGGCAGAGGTTGACTCGTTAAAGAACGATCCGGATGCACTCAATGAGTTTTACCGTCAGTTCCCACGCACAGAGTCACACGCGTTTAGGGATGAGAGTAAGTCATCACTATTTAACTTGACAAAGATATACCAACAGGTAGACTACAACGATACATTAATTGAGCAGCACTACTTGACACGAGGTTCTTTCCATTGGAGAGATGGTATTAGGGATACAAAGGTTGTATGGACACCTGACCCTAAAGGTAGGTTCTTAGTTAGTTGGTTACCTGCTCAAAGGTTACAGAACAGAGTCAACGAGAGGGGTGGTATAAAGTACCCTGCTAATGAGCACCTTGGGTCATTTGGATGTGACTCCTATGACATCTCAGCTGTAGTGGATGGTCGTGGATCAAATGGTGCGTTACATGGACTGACTAAGTTTCACATGGACGATGCCCCAACGAATGAGTTCTTCTTGGAGTACATAGCTAGGCCACAGACAGCAGAGATATTCTTTGAGGAGGTACTAATGGCGTGTGTGTTCTATGGTATGCCAATCTTAATTGAGAACAATAAACCAAGACTACTATATCACTTTAAGAACAGAGGATACAGAGGATTTTGTTTAAGCAGACCTGACAAGCATTCATCTAAGCTGTCTAAGACAGAGAAAGAGCTCGGTGGTATACCTAACTCATCTGAGGATGTTAGGCAGTCTCACGCGTCTGCTATTGAGGGTTACATAGAGAAGTACGTAGGTTACGATTCTACAGGAGAGTACAGGGATCCGGATCAGATTGGTAGTATGCCATTCAACAGGACGTTAAACGATTGGTCAAGATTTAACTACGATGACCGTACTAAGTTTGATGCCTCGATTAGTTCAGGATTGGCTATTATGGCTAATCAGAAGCACTTATATGTACCGGAGAAAAAAGAATCAAAAATAAGCATTAAATTTGCAAGATATAGTAATAAGGGACACAACAGTGAATTGATTCAATGAAAGAGATACAAATAAATATATCATCAACTGCGTTTCCGAGCCAATTCGTGCCGGATTCTGTAAAGGAGACATTTGAGTTCGGACTTCAGATAGGGCAGGCTATACAATACGAGTGGTTCAGAAAGGACGGGAATCAGCAATGTAGATACTACGGTCAGTGGAGAGATTACCACAGACTAAGACTATACGCACGAGGAGAGCAGTCAGTTGCAAAGTACAAGAATGAGCTAGCTATTGATGGTGACTTGTCTTATCTTAATTTAGATTGGACTCCCGTACCTGTGCTACCTAAGTTTGTAGACATCGTTGTAAACGGTATGTCTGATCGCTTATTTAAGGTAAAGGCTTACGCACAAGACGCAATGTCTCAAGCTAAGAGAAGCAAGTACCAAGACCTAATCGAAGGTCAGATGATTGCTAAGCCTGTACTTGAGAAGATTCAAGAGAAGACAGGTGTAGATCCATTTATGATGGACCCGGCTCAACTTCCACAGACTGATGAGGAGCTATCATTGTATATGCAACTTAACTATAAGCCTGCTATTGAGATTGCAGAGGAAGAGGCTATCAATACAATCCTTGACGAGAACCATTATATGGACTTGCGCAAGAGAGTTGACTACGACATTACGGTGTTAGGTATTGGTGTAATGAAGCATCAGTTCCTTGCAGGGGCAGGAGTTCAGTTGGACTACGTTGACCCGGCAAATATCGTGTATAGCTACACTGAGGACCCATACTTTAAAGACTGCTTCTATTGGGGAGAGATTAAGACAATTCCAATTACAGAGATATTAAAGATTGACCCTACTATAACTAACGATCAGCTACAAGAGATCTCTCAGTACAGCCAATCATGGTACAACTACTTTAACGTAGCTCAGTACTATGAGAACAGTATGTTCTACAGAGACACTTGTACATTACTATACTTTAACTATAAGACCACTAAGAAGATTGTCTACAAGAAAAAGATTCTTAAGAATGGTGGTACTCGAATGATTCAAAAGGATGATACCTTCAACCCACCTGTAGAGATGATGGAAGAAGAGAAATTCGAGAAAGTAGAGAAGACAATTGATGTTTGGTACGATGGTGTTATGGTCATGGGTACTAACATCATGCTTAAATGGGAGATGTCTAAGAACATGGTACGTCCTAAGTCATCAAGCCAACACGCACTACCAAACTACATCGCTTGTGCACCACGTATGTACAAAGGGGTAGTTGAGTCATTGGTTCGTAGAATGATTCCATTCGCTGACTTGATTCAGATTACTCACTTAAAGCTACAACAGGTTATTGCACGAACAGTTCCTGATGGTGTGTTCATCGATGCCGATGGATTGAATGAGGTAGACTTAGGTACGGGTGCAGCTTACAACCCTGAGG